CTGTTAGATTAAGTCTTAAATTACGGAATGACTGAGTAGCATTAGAATCAGTGGCTGTTAAAGTAACATCTGCACTTGAAAAACTAACGTCAGCAGAGCCAGTAATAGCTTCTTCTATTGCCGTACCTAAATTGGTATTGGTCGTAGCGCCCCATGTACCTGACTGGTCACCGGTACCAATTAACTCAATTTTTAAATCTGAATATGTACTTGCCATAATTTATCCTTGATTTTATGCTATTTTAACTCGATTGTCCTTCCATTGGAATACTTGTAGCATGTACTTTAGTATGACGTTTTTCGTTCCAAGCTTCACCACAATCGGAACACGTACCTGAATTATATTCTTCAGCGTCTACTTTCATACCACAATTTGAACATTCAAGTTCTACTTCATAAGCACATTCTACTGTGCCATCTACTTTTTTAGTTGCATCTATTTTTATCATGCTGCTATCCTTGTCCAATTTGGATTTTGTGTTGTATCTATTAAGCCCCAAACTAAGGTGAAGTCTGGTGTTAGCACCTCTCCTTCTACGCCTGTTACATTAACAGTAACACCTGATCCTTCTATTACAGTTACATTCCCTAAACCACTACGTAGTCTTGGTGTAACCACTACATAAACATTTGCATCGGCTGTAACACTTGCACTTCCTAGTCCAGTTGTACCCGCATTACCTGTTACATTAACACTTACACCTGTACCTTCTATGACTGTTACAGAACCTGTTGCACTTGTACCTACTTCGCCTGTTACTGGAACATCTATTCCGGAACCTTCTATTACTGTAGCAGTTCCTAGCCCCATTGAGCCACTTAGACCAGACACTGTTACATTAGCATCGGCTGTAACATCGGTAATGCCACTTGTTGTTTCATTAACAATAGTAGTGGAACCGTTTGTACCATCAAAATGCAGTAACGCTGTAGTATTACTATCTACCGCATAACTAGATGTCGGTTCAGTAAACGATGATCCTGCATATCGAGCTACAGACGAAAGTCGTACTTCGTCAATATAACCATCAAAATCACCAAAGCCATTCTTACCAACACTAAATGGACCATTATCTTGTTTATTACCTGTAGAAACTGTAGCTTCTAAAGTTCCGTTTTTATATAATCTGTGAGTGTTTCCTTGTCTTTCATAAGACAACATAGTCCAAACACCAGCAGATACTGTAACTGAACTGGTAATAATTGTTGATGGGTTTACAGTCCAGTAAACTTGATTACCTAATAAATAGGATTGTTCTGTTGTACTTGTTCCTGACTGCCAAATCCCTTTGTAGCCTGTAACGTTGTCAGGTCTAATCCACAAATCAATTGTGAAATCACCTGAACTTAAATCTATATTTTCATCAGATACTACAAAGTCATCTGTGCCATCAAGCAACAGTGAAGCTAAACCAAACTTAAATTGAGCTGTTGAAAGCTGAGCATCCCCCTCAGCAGTAAATGTAGAACCGCCTAATGGTATTAATGCTGATGCTTCAACCCCTGTTACATTAACTACGGCTTCACCAATTATTTCGACTTCGCCGAGTTGTGTAGTGCCAACTACTCCAGTGACTTCTACATTAGCTCCAGCTTCTACTGTTGCCGTACCAAGCTGTGTAGTTCCTTCTACACCTGTTACATTAGCAAAAACACCTACGCCTTCTATAACAGTTGTGCTACCTAGTTGTGTAGTGCCTTCTAATCCTGTTACATTTACATTGGCATCGGCTGTTACTTCTACACTACCAACTTGTCCTGATGCTTCAACGCCGGTTACACTTGTATTAGCATCAGCTTGTACTTCTTCTTCGCCTAGTTGTGTTGTAGCTTCTAGGCCAGTAACGCTTATATTATTGTTTGTTATTAGGCTTATATTGCCTAATGTTGTAGTAGCTTCAACTCCACTAACTTCTACAGGGGTTACAATTGCAACGGTAACACTATCAACTTGTCCTGTTGCCTCTACGCCTGTTACATTTACAACCGCTTTTGCTACTACAGTTGCTGTACCTAACTGTCCTTGAGCTTGTACACCGGTTACATTTACAACTGCTTGCCCGACTACAGTTGCTGTGCCTAATTGACCAGTAGCCTCTACGCCAGTAACACTGACATTTACGTTACCTGCACTTACTCCTTGCGAGGAGAGCGGCGCACTGGAAAAAGGACTTTCAGCAAACATTTAGAGCACCAACCATCGTGATCCTGATGGAACCGTAAATGCCGTGCCAGCTGAAACAGTCACGGGTCCGGTGCTCGTTGCATTGTACCCAGTAGGTACAGTGTAATTTACTGAGATGGTTTTATTATTAACAAACAACCCATTTGAGGCGACCATCTCTTCGCCTGTTATAGAACCACCTGCAGTAACATCACCTGCTGCATCTTCATAAACTGCTTTACCTGCAGGATAGACTACAAATACGTCCTTATCCCCTGCTGAAAAATTAACTGCACTTCCAGAGTTAGAAGAAGCAAGTATTGTATCCCTAGATAAAGTAGTGCCAGACGCAGTATATGTACCAACGCCTACTTCCCACTCATCGCCTTCTGGTAATGTAATAGTATAGTAGGTCGTGTTGCCGTCACCAATGACTGAAAAGCTACTAAAATCAGTAACTGCCCCTGCAAGCGTAACGGTACCGGTACCAGTCGTGGTGGTCGTTTCTTTTACTCTGTCTTTTAAAACAAGAGCCATTCTAGCCTCCTATTAGGCTATGCGAATAATAGCGTTAGATGAATCAGCTGTTGGGAATACGATTGTGAAGTCCCCGTTAGTTGATGTTTTATCTCCACCGAATGCTAATACTGCTACAGCTTTATTTGAATTAGTAGCATTGTAAATTAATGCCCCATTTGCAGTAATGGTAGAAGAAGCAAATGTTGAATCTGCAAAGTCTAACCATGCTGTAGTCGAAGTTGAGGTAGGTGTTTGTGATACTGACAGAGTATTACCACCTGCTGTGTATCCTGTACCCGAAACTTCGTTTGTAGTTGAATAAGCTGTTGTAGTAGCATCTAATGTTGCTGACGACGTGTATAACGCAATCTTAAATGTATCCGCGTTAGTACTTCCTCGTGCAACCGTTGTACCAAATGCGTGGACACCATTTAGCAAATCTACTTTAAAGCTTGTAGCCATAGCTTGAGTAATTGCCATATTATATCTCCAATAATTTAATTAAATCTGAATGTCCTGCTTCACGCAATCTATTCGCCAATGTTGTGCGGTCGGATTGTACCGCTTGTTTTAAGTAGAACTCGATAACACCTCGAATGCTCTCCTTAAATGCTTCTGCTTGATCTCTTATTAGTGGGTTAGCATCTTTACTCACATACATAATTTTAGCTAACGCACGATCTGCAATTTCTTCTGGAGTAAAGCCTCGACCTTCTGTGGTCAGTACTTTAACATCTCCCTCTAAAACGTTTCCTTGATTATCTATCACTGTACTTCATACCTTGCTTGCCCACTACGGTAGGCATCTCGTCTATCTTTACCATCACCTAGTTGTTTTAACATAGAGATAGCATCCATGTAGCGCTGATTATAGTTAGTTATTGTATCAGGCTCTGCTTTAAGGTAAGTAGCTGCTTCCAACAAACTTCCATAGAATAAAGCAGTATCAAAATTATCACCCAACCAACTAGTACCAGCTGTAACAATAGAGGTAGGATAATAAAAATAATGCAACTCAACAGTATAGTTTTGATCGGGCGTAGGACCCAATATAAAAGTATTGTCATCAAATATTGCATAGTATTCTGGTTTTCCATAAAACGCTGAGTCAGTATCCGGAAAAGATTCTCTAATAAAATTAACGTCTTTGTTAATTAGATACGTATACTCATTATTACTATCAACTACAGCCAAACTATATGTAGATAGCCAGTCACTAGGAGTTGTTAAATACTTGTTGCCCGATGTCGTATTACCAACTTGGTTACGTCGTAAGTCAGGCAGTTGAACAGTATTAAATATACGTTGTTCAGCTTGTTGGATAAAGGTATCTATATCCGTTGTATCAAACGAGTTTTCACTATACGAATTGATAGCTGCTTTTAACTCTGTATATGTCATTGCCATGGTTTATCCTTACGCCATTGGGCCGCGTGCTTTTGTGCCTTTTATAGCTGCGCCATTACCACGTGTTACTACACCTTCTGTCTTAACATCCTTTTCAGGATAGCCAGCTGTGTTTGGTGTTGCAACCATTTCTGGTTGTTTGTATGTATGGTTACAGCCTTTTCTATCTTTGTTCATTATTATACTCCTAAG